CCATACCCCATATAGTCTTAGGCTTACCGCCACGATATGTCTGAGTCTGGTGTGTCAATCCCATTCTATGTGTGTGTCCACATACCACGCTCATGCCTGAACGCTTTGCTAAGCCTAGCGCAGTAGCACCAGCAGTAGGCTGGACATTGCCTTCATCACCATGCATTAGTAGCCAACCTGGTGCTAACTCATACGGGTCAACGTGGTATTCTATCTCAAGTTCTTTAAGTCCTAAGAAGTTTTCCAACTGTAGTTCAGGTAGACCAAGCAATCCTGGTGCCCGCATAGCAACAGTATTAAATAATCTATCTGTGTGATTACTACGGACCATATGCTCAACAGTTAAGTCATAAAGAACTTGGCGAGTCGTATCTCTGTCTCTACCAATAGAGCGTTCAAACTCTAACTCAGTGCCCTTGCTCCATTTACTGATTGTCTGCATATCCATTTCATCACCACAGGATACTACCGTGTCAGGCTGGTAAGCCTTAATGAATTTTGCTACAGCCTTCGTCGCCTCTACATCATGGTACGGTACTTGCAAATCGGAAATGCAAACGATAGTTTTCATTTGTTTTTAGTCCCCTTTTTAATAACTTTCTTGACAACCTTCTTAACAGCACGGCTAACATTTCCTTTAGCCACATTCTTTGAATGCGACATAGCCTGAAGGTTGCTGATGCTGTCGCTACCTTTGCGACCCTTGTTATCTTTGTGGTCTACATCGGTATCTCTAGATAGAGTAGTGCCATGAGCCTTCTCGTAGTCAACACGTGCTTTATTGCTAGAGGTAGTAACCCATTTACCGTTTACCTTTTTCTTGTATACATAGATAGGTCTACCACCATTCTGAGCACTGCCCTTGTAAGGGCCGAATCGTTTTATCTCCATTACTTATCCTTAATTGTTTTAGTTAAACGGTCTACTGATTTTGCAAGAGAATAAAGATAGAAGGCAATAGCATCTTCCGCACAATCAAAGTGCTCCATCTGGTCATCTTTATATTTATAAATATCTGATACTTTCATTAGTTGTCCCACTTTCCCCTAAGTACTAGCAATCCGATGATTGCATAGTTAGCCATATCCTTAAATGAATCTTCCAAACTTTCATGCTCTGGACTTGAGTCCGTATCTATTAAGTTATTGATGCGAGCCAACTTGTCATGCATCCTTACTCGAAGGCCGTTAAGTGCACCCCCAGGTGCATCTGAGATGTTTTTCGGGCCGTAGTCCCTATGCTTTGACAGCAGTAGTGACATCAATTCATCGTAAACAATCCTTACCTCATCGTCGAATTCAAGAGTGGCACGACGAGCGACAGCGTAAGGGCGCGTGGGTTCTTCATCACTTCGTATTTGGTAACCTGGAATCCTTGATTTGTTAGGTGTTCTATTATGTTCCATATCTCTTCATTCTCCATCTTCATTTTTGTGTGTCTCTTCTTTTATTAATTGTTTAAGTTGGACATCTATATCTACCATAGTGTCATGCACTACCATATCTTCTATGATACTTTTCATTGCACCAGGGTTAGTCTCTGCTGCATATAGCGTGGCGTATGTAGACTGGACAATCTGTTTTATTTCGTCAGGTTTATCAGCATTATCGTACAAGCATCTAAGTAGAGAACCAACCATCAATGTATAACCATTAGGTAGTATAAGTTTAGGGTCAAACTCTGATTCGTTATCTTCTAGTAAGTGGTCCGTCGCTTCAAATATATCATTGAACTCTTCTCCACAGATAGAGCAAGGTGGTATCTTATCCATCTAGTCCTGCCTTTTCTCTAATGTATCCCGCTCCGTATTTAACGTAGGCGCTGTTGACATCTTCTCCTTCTGGGAGTTGGACGACTGTGACTGGTAACTCTCTCGCAAGAGATGTAGCGAACTCCTTACCTGGTTGGTCGCCATCAGCAAAGACGAAGACCCTTTCAAAGTCTGCGAGTAATCGCGTGTAGTGTCTCTTCCAGGAATTAGCGCCTGGCACACCAACACAAGGAATACCGACACAACCACTGAGAGTAATAGTATCCAACTCACCTTCACACACCCCAATCCAATCTCCTGCTCTGTCAATGTCTAGTACATTGTACATCTTTGTTTCTGCTCCAGTCATCCCCATATATTTCGGCTCAACAGCAGGATTAAGACTACGAAAACGCAAATCGACAACCCCCGTCTTGGTAATATACGGTATTGATAATCGTCCAATAAATGCTTCATGTCCCACCTCAGGCTCCGAGACTACGCCGTATCGTGCCACCCGAGCCACCTCCCTTGTTATTCCCCGACTTGCTAGGTAATCTTCGGCCAGATGAATATTTTCCGCGTACTTGAGTGCTGCTTTGGCCAGTAATTCCCTCTGCGAAAGATTTTGCTTCACGTATGTCCACCCTCTCTTGCTTGGCTATAATCTGTAAACTGTTACCCTGCATTCCACATGCGAAGCAATTAAATATATTCTCTTTTGTATTAAAACTAGCGCTAGCGTGGGAGTCGTCATGGAATGGACATTTAATGTTTATTTGTCCACTAGTTCTACGAACTGTTGCCCCGTAGTGCTCTAGCACCATTACTATGTCTGGTAAATCATTATCAGAATACATCGCCTAACCTCAATACTAAATATGCATCATCAATGGACTTGCCTCTTGCTTTGATTACGACAGCAGGGAGTACGGTATCGCGGTCAAGGTTTCTTGCTTCCGCATAATGCGTTGCTTCGACTTGCGATTCCTTCGCCCAACCGCTAAGCGAAATAGCGTTGCCTGCCCCTGGGGCCTTGCATTCAAGTATGCCGATACTTCCGAAGAAGTCCGCCTTGATAGCGACATCGCCCTCATCCTTTGCGCCAGCTCTCGCCAAACGCTCGGCATCATAACCCCTACTACGAAACCAATCACGAATGTCTGTTTCAAAAGTTGCTCCTCTAGCCTTATGGCTTTTCCTAGTTGTCATGCGTTCTCTGGAATATCTTCTACATACATATACTCAGGGTTGAATGCTAACCAAGTCATTAGCGTTCCTCCTGCATCAGCGCGTCCATAGCGATTCTTGACTGATGCCACGCCCATCGATGTGCCAACCGTGCCGAGTGTACATATAAGGGCAGGTAACTGAGATACCTTGCCCTGTATGGCGCTTCTTGGCTGACAAGGTGTGCCAGGAATTGCTTCCGAAGTGTGATGTAGTACGACAATCGCTGCGTTAGTTGCCCTAGCAAGATATTTCAACTCCTTCATAATGGCTCGCATAGATGCGAACTCTTCGCCACCATCTGTGGCTACATCCATTAAATTATCTATAAAAATCATTGAGGGGGCGCAACCCCATTGCTCTTCAAATGCTTGCACTTCTTCTGATATATCTTCCAGGGTTGGGGATGACTCAAATGACCATACGATATGACTACCCTTACGAAGGACAGCCTTAGTCCAACCCTCATCAGTATTCATAAGTTGCTCAACATCGGTCTGGCTCTTGCCAGATATCATAGAGGCTAAACGCATAGCCATTGTGTGAGCATTAGTATCTGCTGATATATACAGGGTTGGTACATTGGTCTTGAGTGCAAGTGCTAGGGCAAGTGTTGATTTACCTGCCCCTGGAGCACCCGCAAACATTGACACTTCTGAACGACGGATTATAATCTTGCTTGCCTCAAAGGCCCTAAAACAACTAGGGAGGGGTTCGCCACCAATACTGGCTTTCCCAACTGACCTGACTAGTGTACGCATTGTCCCCTCCTTAGTTAGTTAAAATGGAAATATCTCTGCTTGTTCTAGTTGGCTGGCTTGCACTGGTCCGCGCCCTGAGGCAGTGGACATACCCACATCGCGTATGGGTTTCCCGTCTTTGCCGAGATTCCCGACTTGTACTTCCGAGCCCCGTGAATACATGTCGGACTCGCTGCTCCTCCTGGTGCTGAGGAAGGGGGTGCTACCGATGCCTGGGGCGGAACTGAGGATGGCGCTTGCTCTGTGCCTACCGTTGTAGGCGGCGTCACCAAAGGGGCTGCTGCAAACGCTGCCTTAATCAGTGACTGAACTGCTGCAATCTGAGTAGAGTAATCTCCTGTGCCTTCAAGCAATACGGATAGTTCATCCGCACTTTGTGCTCTTACGTTAATCATTGGACCATTTGGTATCGTGTAAGATACCTGTAACTTCCAGTCTTCATTAGCCATTTATTTATCCTTCTTTGTAGAGAATTGACAGTGTGCTGTGAGCCCACAGAGATACTGGCAATTGTTTGTGTTGGGCAAGAATATACCTGCCTTTCGTGCTTTATCAAATTGTTCTATCAAATACTCCATCTTGTCAAAGGTGTATTGAGATAAATCAACCATCTCCACAGTATTGCTACCGCGAGACATGTAGTAATTACCCCACTTGATTTCTATACCGAAGGCTTGTTCTAGCCCTAGTTTATAGAATCCAAGTTGTAGGCTACTTGCTGGTGTTTCTTTTGAGGTTTTGAGGTCGACAATGACAAGTTGCCCATTGACTTCAAACACTCGGTCGAGAATCATTTTGATAGGTACTCCAGCCACGACGGGAGTCAGCGCAAGTTCAATTGCTGGCTCGCCGTCTGGAGTTACCCATATCTTCCAATGAGGGTTCGCCTCTCTCCAAGCGATGTAGTTCTGTACCCACATTGGCCCTGTATTCTGCCAAAAAGTAACATCTTCCTTGTTAGGGTTAATCTTGGTAGAGCGACCCGCCACTCTAGCGTTGGTTAGGTCTAAGTCTCCCTTGCACTCTACCCAAGCTTGGTCCCATAATTCTCTTACTGGGTCTTGCATCATATGGTTGTCCTGTCATAGTTCTCACAGGCTAGGTGGAAGGCAGAACCACCGACGGACCAGACCGATGGCTCTTCCTTCTTGTTGAGTAGCCGCCCCAAATAGTACTGATAGCCACACGCCACATAGGTGGTGAATGCTGAGTAGGATATATGCTCTGGTAGTGTATATTCTTCTAGTTCGATTGACATAGGAAAAGTTTAGCAGAAAGTTGGGTTTTGTCAATTGTTTGATTGGTGTAATAAGTTGACAATAGCCGAAGGCTATGAGTATAATTGATATATAAGATAATATATATAAAAGGCTTTCAGCCTTTATAATATATAATAGATTATAATATATATTAATATCTAAGGAGTACTATGTCAAGTGAAATATTCTGGGCTGTGTTTTTCGGAGCCTCTCTAGGAACCCTGCTAGTCCACCTAGTTCTATCCGTCATAGACGAGTATCGTTCCAGGGTAGAACATAAGAGAATCCATCTTATGTTAGACCATCTGGAAGATGCTGAATTTGAGGACTGGGAAGACGCTGATTAAACCCTAGTCATATCGTGAGAATGACAAAAGAACCCCTCGCCCTAGTATAATCACTAAGGTAAGGGGTTCTAGTCGTTCTAAGGGGCCTTCTGGGCCGTTTTAAGGGCTATTCTGCAGGTGTATCAGACCCTACGCCGTATTCCTTTTCAGCCTTATCTGCCCATTTGGCAGCAGGTGCAGCAAGAGCACCGATAAGGACAGCATACTCAGGTGCTATGTTAGCAGCCAAGGCTATACCCATAGTAATAGCAGATGCTAGAACAGCGCGGACATAAGACTTGAAAGCAGCCTTAGTCTTTGGGTTCTTTAGTTTTGCGATTAGGTCTTTCATTATTTTCTCACCTTCGGTGTAGTTAGTTTCATCTTGGCGATTCTCGCCTTGACTTGTGACGGTGTTTCTATTATCTCAAAGTGCATCTCATCTTTCCAACCAGATTTATAATCTCCACCCCATCTGATGCCATACTTCTTGGCAATCCTGCGGAGTTTAATTGTCTTCTTAATGGAGAATGTTCCTGACTTCTTCCAAGGATGTAGGGTTGCATCTATATCTATAGCAGTACCGCTAGCGTGGTTGGAGTAGTCCTTCTGATTTGGGATGAGTGCAAAGTTATAGCCCCAGTCATCATATGTCCCTACATCTATCTTACTAATTTTCTTATGAAACTCTGCTGCAAAGTTAATCAAGATTGGTGCTACTGCAGATGCAACGGCAAAGTGACGGGTAGTTCCAGGCACGATAAAGTTCTTAACACCTATGGCATTCCTATCATCACTAGCGGTCCAACCGTTCTGACTTTTAAGTGACATCTTCTACCTCTTATGGTCAATCAACATATCAATGACTTCATCTAGCCTACGTTCTAGGCGATTCACTTGGTCCTTGAGACTTCCGCCTCCATTAGGTCGGAGTTCATATAGGTAATGCTTAACCATCCATCTTATTGTTCCAGCGAATGCTGTTACTATTGCAATGATGGCTAAGGCAAGTGAAGCCCAGTTCATAATTGTCATTATACTGTCCTAATAGTTATGTCAATGACTCCACCAAAACCATCAAAGCGTTTATCAGGTGGTGTCATACGAGTGAATGAGGTCTGCTCAATAACAACTTGGCGTTGCTCGCCAGTAGTCAGGTCTTGCCAGATAAGCACATCGCCGTTACTTTCCAACTCTTCAAGACCTAAGAGCCTAGCCAGTGCCTTACCTTCGTAACCAACTTGAACATTGTATCTATCTGTTTCAACATCAAAGCAATAAACAGGGAAGCGCATAATGCGTTGACGTGGTGTTGCGATTGTTGCCTTAGCCTGGTATCCTTTAAAGATAGGACCAGTTGATGTGACTGTTGCATCACGATTAAGAATAAATTTATAGGCTATATATTCCTGGGCTGTTTCAGGTTTAGTGGTTTCAATTTCAATTGGAAGGATTGTCGCGTCGTAGGTGATATGGTCATACTCAGTTCCATCTTTGTCCACAGTTTCAAGAGTCATTGAACCAGAGGTGTAATCACCACGCGCTAGTAGGCGCTTGTAGTTCTTAGGCTCTAGTGTTCCGTAGCGGATGTTACCTGTGGTTATGTGGCCAGATGAAATAAGTGTTGATTCATCTTCAACATAGATAGCACCATCAACTGCACCTGCGTTGCAAGTAACAAAAGCTAGTCGGTTAGTATCACCAATAAATGCACAGCCTGTAGTCTGATGACCAGTAATACCTGCAAAGTAAATGTCATTAGCATAGGCAAAACGTAGTGTTTCTAGTTCATTACTAAGGTCAATGCGGATTACTCCAGGCTCACCATCAACACCAGTAGCACACCATACATAATGGTCACGGGCTGCAAAGTCATAGCAAGGTTGGCTTGTCTCTACAATAAGTGGACCATAATCAAGTGAGCCATCTTGGTCTGATACTGCAGCAACACGGATACCCTTGTTGGTTCCTATCATCATATGACCAAGGTAGTAATAAATTTTGTGAACTATCTCACCAACTGGTAATTCTGCTGCTACTACTGCTGATGTTAGCGTAGGCATTATACCTGCTGTGGATAGTGTGAACTTTTGAATAGTTGATTGAATACCGTTGTATCCAGCAATGTAGATAGCAGGACCTGATGCGGTAATAGATGTATAGACGTGAGTAACAGTTGGGTGAGTATACACGGGAGTTGGCTTAGCGACAGCAGATGTAGCAAACTCATACACTTTATTATCAGCACATAGGATGATTCTGTCTTTGACATATTCCATAGTGGCATTAGCCACTGTTCCAATTTCATCAAACATTACTACATCACCAGCACCAGCCACACCAGTAAGAGCCTTCTTATAGACAGTCTTCTTGGTTGCTGTATTGGTAATCCAATAGGCAAATGTTCCGTCATCACATATAGCATAAACAGGTGAGTTAATACCAGCGTTATAATCAATGAAATGAACTGGAGTTCCTGGGTCATCTACTGAAATCTTATCAACATCATACTCATCGTGTAGTAATACACCAGAGTCAGTTCCCCACTTGATAGAGCGTAGGTGTTGTTGAACGCTAAGGTTAGCGCCAATAGGACCATTAGTATCATGACCCTCAACGCAAGACTTAAGTAGTGTTGCCTGTCCCTTAGTCCAGACATCTACACCCTTGCTATCAGCAAAGCGATAGTGACCTACCTCATCGGTAGTAGCAGGGTCAAAGAACTTAATGCCTGTACCAGAGTGAAACGACATCTGACTTCTAATCCACCAGCCAGTTAGCGATTGCTCTCCTGGCTCAGTCTGATTATCAAATTGTTCCTTACGGAATGGAGCAGTCTGGCGGATGTATGGACGTGCATCATTGATGGCATAGAAGAATGGTTGTCCACCGATTGCTACATCATAGGATTCATTTGTATTCTGCCAGATTCTTCCATCAGATACAATACCAATGTCAACTGCAATCGCACGTTCGGCACGACCTTCGGTTATGTCTCTACCAGCCACTGGCACTCCTTAAAATAGTTTGTGTTGAGATTAGGATAAAAGGATTGCCGCTTCTTCGGCAGTAATGCCTAACTTAGCCAGTAGTTCTGCCTTAGCCGCTAATTTAACTGCCTCTCGCGCTCTTTGTTCGTCGTTAAATAAATTATCGGCGTTATATTGGGAAATTTCTTCCTCGTTCATTTCGCGTTCTAACTCTTCACCTGTTTGAGCATTGACAAATTTTATAGTTAATTTTTCCATTAGTTCACTCCGTATATGTAAACAGTTCCGCCCGACCAATTTGCGTCAGAAAAAAATGTAATTGATGTTATGGCTGCTGAACCATTATAAGTAAATTGTCCCACTAATCCAGATTGATTTGCAGTTGAACTGTTACCACTTGTTGAAGTTAAATTTCCTGAAACAAAGTCGGTGTCAGTATAACGAAATAAATTTATACAAGCGTTTAGATTTTCTCTTTCGTCCGATACATTATTTGCATTTGTCTGGATAAATCCTCTGTTGGCTACGCTCTGTTGTGAATATGTAAAAGCGCTGTTGTCTACTCCAAAGACAGAATTTGCATAATTATTACCAGTGTCTCCGTTTAATCTAAAATAAGAATACTGACCATTACTCGCCATATATGCGCCTTTAATTAAAATCTGAAGATTTTTATAGGCTTGTGATATTCCCGAGATGACAACACTAGAACCCGTTAAAGTAGTGGTTGATAATAAAGTTAAACTGCCAGAAGGAGCAGGAGCAGCCCAAGTAGGGACTCCACCAGCAACAGTTAAAACATCATCTGTTGAACCAACCGCAAGTCTTGCAGGTGTGTTAGCACCTGATGCGTAGATAATGTCACCAGTTGTAGTAGTCAGTGACTTGCTAATAAATGCTGAGTTAGCCTGAGTCTGTGTATACACATCAGAGATTGCTACAGGTTGTGCAGCAAAGACTTCA